TAATCGGAGTGGGAGGCCTATTGCTGGCTAGGATACCCGAAGAGATTGCGCTTCAAATTGATGCTTATTACAAAAAGCAAAACGATGCAAAAGAAGAAGCAGTAGATAACAATCTTATGAAGGAACAGCATCCAAGTATGAAATTCCATAAGGAATCTAATACTCGTGTAACTTTTGGTGGTACAAAGAAAAGCTAATTATTTAGTAATTCCTACCCAACAAATTAACATTAACCCGTACCGGAAGCCTTCACAGGCAGGTACATAAAAAGGAAAAAACTATGGCAAATGCAAGTACAACTGGGTTTGGTATGAGAATGGTAATGAACGTTGGAAATACTCCAGCGACTTCAGGACAATCTGAATACAAAATCCAAACTGCGCCTGGCGTAGCTTCAAACAAAGGTGATCCAATGTCGTTAAACGACGGTGGAGCAGCTGCTGGCGAAGCTGGTATGGCACAGGATGCTTGTTTTACTACTACTGACGATGGTGGAAATGGCGGAACTGCGTGGACAACTGCAAACTCTGCTCTTCTAATAGGTGTTTTCAACGGAGCTTTCTTTATTGATTCCAATGGAAAACCTACCTTCGCTAACAATATAGTAGCGGGACAGGCGACGTCAAAAGACTACAACACTGGGTCTGATGACATTATAGCTTTCATCAATGATAATCCTAATCAGGAATACGTTGTAAAAGCTGACGCAGCCCTAGCGGATACTCTTCTTGGAGTTAATCCTCATAAAGGCTTTAACGTTAACAACTACACGGCAACAGATAACAAAGATGGTCAATCGATCTCTACGTTAGATGTTGGTTCTACTGCTACAACAACAATGTTGACAGCAGTAAGAAACGCAAACGATCCTGAAAATAAGGACCAAACCGAAGCTGGATGCAACTTCGTGGTCACTATTATGAAGGGTTCTGCGTTGTACAACTAATAACAAATAGGAGTATATAACTATGGCAATATCAAGAGCACAACTAGTTAAAGAACTAGAGCCTGGTCTAAATGCACTATTTGGACTAGAGTACAAACAATACGGCGAGCAATGGTCTGAAATTTTTGACACAGAATCATCTGACAGAGCTTTCGAAGAGGAAGTAATGTTAGCTGGTTTCGCAAATGCAGCAGTAAAACCTGAAGGACAAGGTGTTACTTTTGACGATGCACAAGAAACTTTCACAGCTCGTTATACAAACGAAACGATCGCATTAGCATTCGCTATCACAGAAGAAGCTATCGAAGATAACCTCTACGATAGATTAGCTTCTAGATATACGAAAGCATTAGCTAGATCTATGGCGTCTACAAAAAACATTAAAGGCGCAGCAGTATTAAACAACGGGTTTGATGCAAACTTTGCTGGTGGCGATGGAGTTGAATTATTTTCAACTGTTCATCCTACATTAGCTGGTACGTTTTCAAATGAGTTGGCAGTAGCTGCTGAACTTAATGAAACATCTTTAGAGCAGTCTTTAATAGACATTGCAGCTCTTACAGATGAAAGAGGCCTAAAAATTGCAGCGCAAGGAGTTAAATTAGTAATTCCTTCAGCTCTTCAATTTACTGCTGACAGACTTATGAACACTGTTGGTAGAACAGGTACAGCTGATAACGACATTAACGCAATCAGAAATATGGGAATGATCTCTGGTGGATATGTAGTAAATAACTACTTAACTGCTGCGAAAAAATTCTTTATTAAAACTGATGTGCCTAATGGTATGAAACACTTCAGTAGATCACCTATCAAAACTTCAATGGAAGGTGACTTTGATACTGGAAATGTAAGATACAAAGCGAGAGAAAGATATGTATTTGGATTCTCAGATCCAAGAGGCATATTCGGATCAAACGCGACGTAATCAATAATTTTAAAGGGGCTGCCTTAAAACAGCCCCTTTTTAACTAAAAAGGTGTAAATGAAAGAACTTCTTATTAATATCTGGGCCTATCATCATCACGCTAAATTTAAAATATTAGCTGAAGATAACGCTGAAGCTGTCGAGGAAGCAATACTTGACAAACTAGGAGAAAACAGTATAAAATGGGAAGATCTTGGAAAAAATTATTCCAAGTTTAATCGTATAACTTTTGAGGAGGTTATTAATGATACAAGACCTGTACAAAGTAAAAAGGTCCTTGGAGTTGAAGTGGGAACAGGAGCATCTGGATAATAACAGATATACTCTTGAAATGGTCAGAATTGATGACAAAGTTAGAGAAGTCATTACAAAGATCAAGCTGGAAGAAGCAGCAATGGCTCACAGGCACAATACAATAGAAGATGCCACTCCACAAGTTTCCGTAGCTACTTAATAAAAAGCTACATCGTTGAAAAGTCATTTCACATCATAGGCTCTCTTGCACTCTACTTAAATCTAGTATATATTCTAAGCACTATACAATAACAATAAACAAGTAAATATAACCGCGTATAGTCGATATACCCTAGGTAATTATATTTACGTATTCTAGGAGGAATATAAAATGGCAAACACAACATTTACAGGAAATGTAAGACAAAACGGAGACAACAACAGAAGTTCAGTTGCTGGTTCAGTAGAAGTATGCGCACAATTTCACATCGCTGATTTTCAAACAGCGGGTGTTAGAAGTGCTACAAAATCTTCAACTAACTTAACTGACGTTTTAATCCCAAAGAACGCTTTAATATCTAAAGTACAAGTAACTTGCACAAACGCAGGTGCAGCTAATACTTTTGATTTAGGCTTAGTAGGTGTAGTTGCAGGAGTTTTAGATGCAGATGCTTTAGTAGATGGTGGAGCGACTACTAATGGTGCAATTGGAACATACTTCCCAGGGTTTTCATTCCCAGGTGCAAGTGGTGCAGCTAACAATAAACAAGGCGTATCAATTGGTACAATCTTTAGTGCTACTGAACAAGCTAAAATACAAATCACAGGATCAGGTGCTGGTGGCACAGGTTCTGCAGAAGGCTATATTTGGTATCATATGATTGATGATGGCCAAGAGTCAGCGTAATTAATTAATTAAGTGTGGGCTTCGGCCCACACAAAATTTAAGGAGAAAATATGTCAGGATATACAAGTGATCAACTCGTAGCCCACGCTACAGGAGATGGACAAATGGTACCTATAGGACAAAGAGCCAGAATAACTGGTGTTCAAGCTGAAGGTGCTGCAAGTTCTAGTATTGTTTTTAAATCTGGTGGAGCAGCAGGAACTGTAATAGCTACATTTAAATTCGGAACTGAAGGAATAGATTTTTATGTTCCAGGTTCAGGAATTTTATTTGAAGACGGAGTTTATTTAGATTTCACAGCAACACCTGGTGTTACTATAACATTTACGTAGGAATAAATTGTGGCTACAATAACTTACAAAGTAACCGTAGCGTCGGGGACTACTCAATATGGTACCGGTAATAGATTTTATATTAACGGAGAGTTAGCTCCTGTACTTTATTTACAAGAAGGTAATACTTACATTTTTGATCAAACAGATACTTCTAATTCAACTCACATTTTTGCATTTTCTACAAATCCAAATAATTCACCAGTAGCAACTTATACTACAGGAGTAACTACAGCAGGAGTTCCAGGAAATGCTGGTGCTTCTACAACAATTAACGTTGCACCAGTTAGAACTACTGGCGCTCCATTATTATTTTATTATTGCACTGCTCACCCAGATATGGGCAATAGTGCACAAACTATTTCACCAACTTCTGAAACTACAGAATTTAATCCTCAAATTGATGAAGTAATTGAAGAGGCTTTTGAAAGAACAGGTGTAAAAGGAACTAGAACAGGTTATCAGTTAAGATCTGCAAGAAGATCTTTAAATATAATGTTTCAAGAATGGGGTAATAGAGGTGTTCATTTATGGAAAGTAAAATTAGCAAAAGTACCATTAGTAGAAGGTCAAGCAGAATATAATTTTGCATCTGATTCTACAAACTTTCCACAAGATATAGATTCAGTATTAGAAGCTTATTACAGAAATAATTCTG